ATATATTTCCTGGTGAGAAAAAGGACCGAATACTTTGTGTATTTGATGATAGAACTAAAGTAGTAAATATGTGGAGAGATAATGGCTTAAGCTGTTTCCAAGTAGCCCCAGGAGATTTTTAAAAACAAATAATTATGGTAGAATATAAAAATAGAAACGGAGATGTTTTTACGTTTACAAGACAAGAAGATGATAGCGTTCTTTGGGAAGGTGATTTTACATATCATAGAATTGGAAGTTCTAATGACTACAAAGATGCTTACCAATCTTATTGTAAAGATGTAGGTTCTAAAGGTGAACGCCCAATGTTTATTGATGATTTTAAAGAAGCAATTCACAAATCTGTTTACGATGAAAACGATCGTTATGTAGGACCTAGTGTTATCGGAAACCAATATCAGGATTTAGTAAAGTCAAATCCATGGATTAGTATGGTAGATCCGAGTGGTGGACCTTTCCTAAATGAACATTCTAACTTAGATAGTTTAAGTAAAGAATTCAAAGGACTATGTGTTCAATCATTTGTATCAGTAGCAGGAGGATATAAGATTAATACATACGGAGCATTTGACCATTTAGCTGATACTAAGATTATTGGTGGAATTATTAATACATCAGAATAAATGAATAATTGTTAATAACTTTTTAAACAAAACGTGAAACTATAGTTCAGAATCTAAAAAAATTGATTATATTTATACTATAATTAAAAAACAATATATGAGCAAGTATCAAGAACTATTACAGAACCCACCAACATTTACAGAACTTTATGATAGTGAAAATCTGAGAGAAGTTATTTTTGAAACCATTAGCTGTATGTGTGATAACAAACACTTCCTAAAATTCAAAAAGAATTCTGATGGTGATTTTAAAATGAACGGAAATGGACATTCACTTAGCAATTGGTCAATGAAACATACAGCCCATGATATTGAATGGGAAGCTGATGATCAAAATTGGGGAGCTGTTGTAAATATGATTAATACCGGTACATCAAAGATATCAACTATTAAGTGTAGATAATGAAGTATATTAATGTTATAATGGTCTCAGTGTTTGCTTTTACTCTAACAGGATCTAAGAGTACCAAACAAGAGGCTACAGAAGTTATAGATAATCCTATTATTGAAATTATAGATGAGGAAGTTAACATCATCAATGGAAAGATAGATAACCGCGAAGAGCTTATAGAGGCCATGGCTTTTATTGAGAGCGGTGGTAACCCAAATGCTATAGGGGATCTTAATTTAGGAACACCCTCAATTGGTCTTTTGCAAATTAGGCCTATTATGGTTAGGGAGGTTAATCGTATTTTAAAAAGACAAGGCTTAGACAAGAAGTTTAAGAATAGTGACAGGAAAGATTCTACTAAGTCAGTTGAAATGTTTAATATTTGGGCAGATACTTACCACACAAAAAGCTCATATGAAAAGATGGCAAGAAATTGGAATGGTGGACCTAAAGGATATAAGAGATCTGCAACTGCTCACTATTGGAAAAAGATTCAAAATTACGTAACATTAAATTTATAAGAATGGAAAAAGTAAAAGTAGTATACATGGATGGGAAAGAAACTGAATATGATGTGGATTACACAAAGGCATATATAGCAAAAATCATAGAAAGTCAAAATGCATTAACCCTTGACCGAAAAACAGTAAGAGAAATTTATGCATCTGGTGAATTGGTTGCTGTATTTGCAGATGGATTCTCAAATGAGTTAGTCTACAATAAATTTAGATCTAAGAAAACTACTAATGCTTTTTATGATGCTTGTGTAGATCGCCAAAAACCTACAGCAGGCATGGGCAGATATAAAGGTCATACAGTTCCTAAGTATATTGACGATCATTTAAAATTAATATCCGAGCAAGATTTAAAAGATAAGATTAAAGCTGAGGAAGATTGGAATGAATACCAAGCATTAATGAATCATGCACAAGAAATGCTAGAAGAAAACGCGTGGGTAATGGATCACACCGGTGGTAATGTAAAAATAAATTACATTCCTATGTCTTTATGAAGAACTTTCATGAAAGGCTTAAAGTTCCATTCACCATATTCATCTCTTAATATTTGACCAACTGCTAAAGCAAAATCTTCATATGACATAGAGTCATCTATTTTAATCATTGCTTTATTCATTGATTTTGCTAAAGCTTCAGACTTCTTAGATTCAAATAAATTAAAGTTCGTTATGTGGTTTTTATTTGCTTTCATATTATCTTTCCATTCTTATTGCTATTCTCATTAAGTTACCTAATGCATTTCCTAAGATTCTCATATCGCTAGGGGTTATCTTTTTGTATAGCTTATGAGCTTTTATGGCTGGATTAATCTTATCGTAATTTGTAATAGTATCACCTTTTTCAAATCCTACAGTACTTTCTAAATCTCCAAAGATTTTCATTGCATCTTTTCCTAAACCATCTGTAGTTCTAGCTTCATTTATAAATTCATTAAATGCTGGTACATGATTTTCATTCTGAGTTTTTTCATCTTTATGCGCTTCATCCCAGTGAGGACTATCAATATCTTCTTCTCTTGTAGGATGAATATCAAATCCTTGCCTAACTGGACTATCGTATGCATTAGTATCTTCACCATCTGCTAAATCATCAAACATATCTTTAAATTGTTTTACACTTCCAGTAAAATGTCTGATATCATCTTGGTCCTTTCTTACAGAATTTCCTTCTCTTAAACCAAACCCTTGGTTTGTAAGTTCAAATAATTTTTTATACAATGTAGAAATTTGCTTTTCTAAAACTTTGGCTTTGTTTGGTGCCATAGCATTAATAGCACGTTCAATATCAAGGCCACTATCTTTATCTAATAGTAATGCAAGAAGATCACCGAACTCTTTTATTGTTTGACCGTTTTTTTCATTAATAGTATTCATTACTTTTTGTATTTTTGTTTGAGCTGGTGTATTTGTGTTTGCAGCTTTAATTTTTGTATATCAATTTTGTCAATTGCAATTCTGTATTTATAATAAGTAATGCCGAAAGCATCTTCTCTTTCTTGTGCAGCTCTAAACCTATCTATGTTTTGCTGTTCTCTTCTCTTTAGCCTTTCTGCAGTTTCATTTGGATTAAATTCATGCTTCTCTGCTTCAACAATGCTGTCATTAACACCGAAGCTTTCAAATTTTGGTATTAGTTTTGTATTTGCCATATTAAAATGTTGAGTTCATGATTAGTTCAGCAATGTCCTGTTCCCATTCTTTTACTTCTCTACTACTAATCTTTTTTTGATCGTAAAATTCACCTACTATAATCTTTGCTAATACTTTAGCTCCAGAAGGTTTATCTTTTCCTTTTATTTGAACCATAGCTTCATTCACAGATTTACCTTCATCCATAGAACCATGCCCTTCATAAGCTTTATCTAAAGATTCATTAATATGTTTCTTAGCTTCTTTGATATATGATTCAGCAGTATGATCATCATTATCATTAGATTCATACATTTTTGCCTGTTCAGCTACATGATTAGAGCATGATTCAACAACACCTGCAATCGGAGTCATACTATATCCAGTTTGCGGCGTTGATCCACCTAATCCAAAGTTTTGAATTCCACCCATACCGAAACCGACGGCAGTAACTCCTTCATCTATGCTAAAAGTTTTAAAGTCTGGTATTGTTTTCATATTTTATTTTGTATATTTGTTTATATATTCGTAAACAAACATTGAGTTATTGCATATAAAAATAAACATAACTATGTCAGAATTTTTTAGAACACAGATGGGTCGTAAATTAATAGATGGTGATATACCTAAATTAGTACATGTCTTAGAAAGAATTGCAAATCAACTGGAGACGAAGAATAAATTAGAAGAAAAGAAATTTATTTTAGAAGAGAGAATTCAAAAGCTTTCAATCAGAGAATCAAAAAATAAATAATGTCTGCTGAGGATATTACATATAAACAATTTATTGCTCACATGGACAAAGGCAATAAAGTATATATGAAAAAACCTAGATCGTGGCAAAAGGTTTGGTTTTGGTGGGAGAGTAAAAAAGAAAAATGGTTTTTAAACAAAGCATTTGACCAGAGAGTTGACGGAAGAGTAGAACCAGAGCCATCTGCGTGGATAACAGCAAAAAACATGGAAAGCCACATGGAGCATATGACTAGACAAGGATATAAATATCATATAGATGAATAAATTATTATTAGCATTTTTACTATTCTTTACTGGCCAAGCTGCTATATGGTTTCAGACTAATGGGCAATTTGTATGGCCGTGGTTTAAAAAGAATCCTTTTACCGTTTCAGTATTATTTGGTACTACAATTAGTTACATATTAATATACGGCACCAAATTCATGGTTGAATATTATGATGGCCTTCTATGGCCTGGTAGGTTTATTGCTTTTGGTTCTGGTATTATTTCATTTACATTTTTAACTTGGTATTTTCTTGGTGAAGGAATTACTACAAAAACAATTGTATCATTATGCTTGGCGTGTAGTCTAATTGGTATACAACTTCTCTGGAAATAATGAAAGACCCTTATCAAACTTTAGGTGTAGACAAAACTGCACAGGCAGATGTAATCAAAAAAGCCTATAGAAATTTAGCTAAAGAATATCACCCAGATAAATCTAAAGGTAATGAAGAAAAATTTAAAGAGGTTGCTGATGCATATGAAACTTTAAGTGATCCAAACAAAAAGGCAAGATATGATCAGATGCAATCCAATCCATTTGGTAGTGGTTTTGGTGCAGGGTTTAATGATAGTATGTTTGAGGATTTACTTAAAAATCAAAACTTCAGTGGAGCATTTAATCAAAGATACGGTTTTAATAGCAAGGGTAGGGATACATCAGGTATTTTAAGAATAACTTTAACAGAAGCATACTATGGAGTTAGCAGAGATGTTAATATAGGAATGAAAACTATAAAAGTTGATATTCCACCCGGTATTAAAACAGGCCAAAAGTTAAGGTTAAAAGGTTTAGGGCAGCGTGGCCAAACTGAAAAATTGAGTGGAGATTTAATTATGACAATTGATATAGCAAATGATAATAATTTTTTCATAGATAATCAAGGGCTGCATACAATAAAAAATATATCTTTATATGACGCGCTATTAGGTGGTCGAGGTACTCTTAATTGTTTTGATAAAACTATAACATTCACAATACCAGCAGGTACACCAAACGGTAAAGTACTAAGAGTAAAAGGTAAAGGGTTTCCTATTTATAAACAAAAAAATAAATTCACAGATTTGCTTATAAGTGTTATGATTGATATACCTACAGACTTAGACGATGAAGATAAAAAGCTAATACAAAAAATTAAAAATAAACATAATGGAAAATAATCCTGGAAATGGTTTTGGGGATGACTTTATCAGAAGTCTATTATTAACATTAGAGCAAACTGACTTTAGTGAATTTATGAATTTATCATATCATGTTCTAATGCAAAGCCCGGCTACAGTTTTAAAGAGAAAAGATTCTATAGATTCTAAAGTAGAAAGTATTAATGGTTTAATTAAATATTTTGAAGAAACTGAAGAATATGAAAGATGTACAAATTTACAAAAGTTAAAAACAATGCTGTTTTTAAATACACCTAACAATGACACTGAATAAATATAAAAACAAACTACAATGAAAACAAGCTTAATAATAACGGATGATTTTTATAATAATCCTGATGAAACTAGAGACTGGGCATTAGCCCAAGATTTTAATGTTGCAGGTAATTTCCCAGGCAACAGAACAGCACCAGTACATGACTGGGATTTAAAAGATGTTATACAAAAAATTATATTTGCACACGCTGGTAAAATTACATATTTTGATGATCCTTATACTACGGCATTTCAATATACTACTGAAAAGGATTCAAGTTGGATACACGCAGATCAAACTACAATGTGGGCGGGTGTCTGTTACTTAACACCTAATGCACCTTCTACTGGTGGTACTGGGTTGTTTAGACATAAAGAAACAGGCTGGGAAACCGCACCATTACTAAAAGATGGAAGTTATGACCAAAAAGGTATTGATAGAATTAATGCAGATGCAAGAAATGATGATGCGTGGGAAATGACTGCAATGACTGCTCCTGTTTATAATAGATTAGTTTTATATAGAGGAGATATGTTTCATACATCCTTAAAATACTTTGGTAAAGATCGCTGGGATGGTAGATTATTTCAAACATTCTTTTTTAATACTGAACACTAATGAATCATTTTTGGGACACTATTGGCGAACCCTGGTTTGACTTTGGCGACATTTATTCATATGCAGTAGATAATTTTACCGATGACTCTCATTTTGTTGAGGTTGGGTCTTGGAAAGGTAGAAGCGCATCTTTCATGGCTGTTGAGATAATAAATAGTGGTAAAAATATAAAATTTGATTGTATTGATACTTGGGATGGTTCAATAGAACATACTGCCGAGGATAGTGATTGGGTTACTAAGTTTAAAAAAGATAAAGATTTTTTATATTCTAGTTTTCTTAAGAATACACAACCAGTTTCCGATGTTATTAATCCTATTAGAAAAAGATCTCATGATGCTGTTATGTCATATAAAAATAGAAGCTTAGATTTTATTTTTCTTGATGGGTCCCATGCATATAAAGACATTTTATTAGATTTGCAACTATTTTATCCTAAGCTTAAACGAGGAGGAATAATAGGTGGACATGATTATGCAAATTTTAGGGATGTAAAACTAGCCGTTCATGAATTTTTTAATTGTGACCTTCTTTGGGACGGTTATTGGAATGAAATAGTAGATGGTGTTATGATAGAAGGTCCAAGTAAACCTGTTTTTAAATTACCCGTACATGTAGAGGCAGGCAAACCTATGGCTGTTGGTTCTTCATTCTTATTTAAAAAGCCATAAGTCTATATAAACCTTTTTGTTAATAAATTGTTAATAACTTTTTGAAAAAAACGTGAAACTATAGTTCAGAAACGAGAAAAATTGATTATATTTATATTATAATAATTAAAACAAAAACGGAATATGACTGAACCAACAAACAACTTCGATTATCTACAATCCTTCATCAATGAAATGAATGATTCATCTTCAGGTAATCATAAAATTGCAACTATTAAAAAGTATGCTGATAACTCAGAAGAAAATGAAGATAGAGAATTTCTACAAAATATTTTCTTCTATACTTATAATCCTTACTTTAAGTATAATGTTACATCCAAGAATTGCAAAAAGAATTCTGATTTACTAGGTCACCCTAATACTTATGGTAGCATTTTTACTTTATTAGATGATTTAAGAAATAGAGTTTGTACTGGGCATACTGCAATTGCAAATGTTAACAGATTTATCTTAGAGAATAAACAATATGAAACTCTTATCTACAGTATTATTGATAGAGACCTTAAAATGGGTGCTAATACAACATCAATTAATAAAGCAGTACATCCTGATTTAATTCCAACATTTAAGGTTGCATTAGCAAATCCTTATAATGTAAAAAGGGTAGATTTCCAAAGTGGAGACTGGTACGGTTCTAGAAAATTAGATGGAGTTCGATGTATTTGCCGAAAGGAAATGAATACAGTAACATTTTATTCTAGAAGTGGTAAAGAATTTTTAACATTAGATAATTTAGCAAATGAAATTTCTAAGATAGGTGGAGATTTTATATTAGACGGAGAAATCTGTATGGTTGACAAAGATGGTAATGAAGACTTCCAAGGAATTATGAAACAGATCAGAAAAAAGGATCATCAAATAGATAATCCTAAATTCTTTGTATTTGATTATTTAACTTTAGAAGAATTTGATAATAAGGTTGGAACTAAGCCACTTACCGAAAGACTTTCAAATGGATATGATCGTCTTCCAGAAAACATTAACTCAGATATGTTAGAATTCTTACCACAAGAACAATTAACAACAGAGGAACAATTTACTGAAATGGCAAAGGATGCTGAAGAGGCAGGATTTGAAGGAATCATGGTTAGAAAAAATGTAGGCTATGAAGGTAAAAGAAGCCATAATCTTTTAAAGGTTAAAAAATTCCATGATGCAGAATATACTGTACTGGGTGCAATCAATGGAAATATCCGATGGACAGAAAACGGTAAACAAATAGAAAGAGAATGTTTAAGCAGTATTACAATTGAACATAAAGGTTGTAAAGTAAATGTAGGATCAGGATTTTCTAAAGAACAAAGAGAAATGTATTATGAATCTCCACAAGATATTATTGGTAAGACTGTAACGATTCAGTATTTCGAGGAAAGTGAAAATCAAAACGGAGGATTCAGTTTAAGGTTCCCAGTTTTAAAACATGTTTATAGTAATGGGCGTGATTGTTAATCTGTCTATCTATAACATGAGTGCTAGCACACTTATTAATTGTAGATGATATAATATATATAGAAAGATACTAATGAAGTAATGAAAAGAAATGCAATAACCATATTTGATGTAGATGATACTCTGGTAGTAACTAGGAGTAAAATCAAAGTACATAATCCTAAAACTGGTTTTTCTAAAGAACTTACCCCACAAGAATTTAATACATTTAAGACTAGGCCTAATGATAAGATGGATTTTTCAGATTTTCAAAGTTTGGATATACTTAAAGCTGGTAAGATTATAGAATGGGTATTTTCTATTTTAAAAAGAACAATACAAAAAGGTAAATCTGTTGGTATTATTACAGCAAGAGATGATTCTAAACTTATTCAGCAATTCTTAGCACATAACGGTATTAATATTAATCCTCAATACATTTTCGCGATTAATGATACTTCATTAGGATTTAAAGGATCTACCTCCGAAAAGAAAAAGGAGGCCTTTAAGAAATTTATTGATATGGGATTTACGGACTTTACATTTTTTGATGATGATGAAGAAAATATTAAACTTGCAAAATCTTTAAGCAAGGAACCTGGCATAAAAATGAGAGCTAAATTAATTAAGAGCAAATGGATTCCAAAATTCAGCGACTTCAAATAAAATTAGAAGTATTTACAGCTATCTTAGAACAAATTCGTAATTTGTCTAATTCGTCTACAACTAAGGTTGGGTGCATGACACTAAGAAAAGACTTTAGTAAAATTGCAAGCTTTGGTTATAATGGATCTTATAGTGGAGCTGGTATAAATTTAGAAACAGGAACTGAAGAAGATAGTCTTATCCCAGGAGAAAGTGGATTTATACATGCTGAGGTAAATATGATTGCTAAATTCAAAGAATATGATCCTGAAAATTACATTGTACTTTTAACACTATCACCATGCCAAATGTGTACTAAGATTTTAGTAAATGCTGGATTTAAGCATGTATATTGGATAGATGATTATCGTAACTTAGATCATCTTAAAATATTTGAGGAGTGTAAAATCACTCATGGTAAAATTGATTCCTTAATTGAACACTACCATCTTATCAAAGACTGAATATATAAAAAAAAGTATATCCCAGTGATCATAGAGGCAATATCATTTAAATTAGCTTTAGACTTTTTCATTTTTTTAAAAAAGAATCGTATAACTTGTAAAAGTATTAAAGTAGATTTTTTTGATAAAGTGAAACATGAATACATTGACTTTGCAGATGTTGCTGCAATGCAAGCATATTACAATAAAACTTATATACCTTTAGACAATTGTTTTTTAGGTGATTTGGTTTCTATTCAATTCTTTCTAGCTACAAGTGAACTTTATGATTTTACAACAGAGTACAGAGCAATCGATGTTACGAATGATCTTTCTCTAGAGACTGGATCTGCTTATGATCGCCAAAGAAATGCTGGTAGAAAAGTTTTAATAGATAGACAAATACAATTAATCAAAAATGCAGTTGCAGATTACGTTAGGTATTGGAAAGAATTAAAATACATTTATGTTACTGGAATTTATTCACCTTGTTATGCAGTACCTGGTTGGTCAGAAAATACATGGTACCTTCAATCATTTAGGAATGCTTTTATTTCAAGTAGGGATACTTCTCAGTTTCCTTATAGCGAAGTAACTATAGAAGAATTTCCCCCTGAATAAAGATATCAATAAGACGAATAAATAAAAAAAATATTTAACTCAATGGCAACGTCATTTAACCTACAAGAATATATTCTCTTTAGAGTAGAAATAAAAAGAGAGCTCACTAATGCTGAGGTTGACACTAATTTTCAAATGGTATCAAACCCTTGGGTTATATCAAGAGTATATGAAATAGGAAATATAGTTTATCATCCGGTTGTTGTAGATGATCCAGATACTACAGGAGAAGATCAAGTTTTAGCGTGGTGGAGAGCAAATGTTAGAACTACACAAGGAGTATTTGATACTAGTGAATGGGATATTATTGGGGGTATAGGATCAGGTAATATTAATGTACAAGGCGCAAATAGCTTTGGTAGAATAAATGTTAACTCAACTGTTCCAACTGGTACGTTACAAAATGGCAACAACGCTTTAGTAATTTCTACATTACCCAATGATCAATTTAATTTTATTGCTGGTGCAGGAATGCAGCTACAATACAATATAGCATCTAAATCAATTGTCTTAGTTAACACGTTAGCATCTAGCCCAGGTGAAATTAATGTAGGTGAAAATATTGGAACTGGTGTTGGTTATCAAGATGTGTATGCTGGTAAGGTTGGTGTTAATTTACAATTTTATGGATTCCAATCAACGAACACAACTAATGTAGCTGGTGAAGCTTTAACTATTAGTACTAATTTACCAAGTAAAAATATTGAATATAATTTTAATGAAGGTAATGTAAATCTTGCTGCATTAAATAGTGGATCTCCGTTAATTGGTATGTTATCTAATGTATCAGCAAATACACCAAACCCATTAGACATTTTACAGTGGAATGATGGTCTAGGATTATGGTCACCTACAGCCTTAAGTTCTCTAGGCACTACACTGGGTGAATTAACTGATGTAAATATTACAAGTATACAGGATGATAATCTTCTTGTATATAATAGTACTACAGGATTATGGGAAAACGCTTCTCTTGCACCGTATAATTTATATGTATTAGAAAACACTGATGGTAGTGCTAGTATTCAATTGGATGATGGTACTGCAAGTAGTGATGTAGATTTAATACCAGGTACTAACATTACATTTGTTATTGATGAAGCTGCTGATACTATAACAATTAATTCTAGTGGCGGTGGTGGTGGAAGCATTGGAGCAACTGGATTTACTGGAGCAACAGGATTTACAGGTTCAACAGGATTTACAGGTTCAACTGGATTAGGTTCAACAGGAGCTACTGGAGTTAAAGGTGATCAAGGTTCAACAGGATTTACTGGTTCAACTGGAGCAGATGGAAATATTGGTTCAACAGGATTTACTGGTTCAACAGGAGCTGGCTTAACTGGTTCAACTGGAGCAGATGGAAATATTGG